ATGGGAGATGTGGTCTTTAAGGGATTGTTCCTTTTCGGGAAAAATACAGAATACTCTTAAATTTTTGAGATGCTTATCATTCTTTTGGAGGAAATTAAAGAAATTTTCATCATTTTGAATTTTATCATTCATTTTTATTTTAAGTTGGGACTGAACGTAATCTTCTGTTGTTTTCTTAAAATCAATATTATTCGTAATTTCATGAATTGATTTTAGCCCACTTATTATAAATTGCGGAAGTTCATTCATAATATAATATCTATAATATTTTATTTTATATAATATGAAAGCAAAAATGAATATTTCAAATACAAATTGTTCAAACAATATTTACACAGTTTTATTAGTTATATTGGGAATATTAGTTGTTCTTATTATAATCTATTTAAGCCAAGCGAATAAACTTGGACAGAACACGTATGAAAATCTGACTCAAAAGAGCAATATTCAATTTGACCCTGTTTCTGTATTAGATTCAACCGTTCCAACAGTCGCATTATTTTACAGTTCGAAATGTAGCGCTTGTGATGAATTTTTACCGGATTATCAAATGTTAAGAGAGAAGTATAAGGATAATCCCAAATACAGAATCGCCATAATTAATTGCGATGAAAATCCAAGTTTAGGAATTACTAAATTCCCGACTATCCGACACTATACAACCCCGCTCCAGAAAGAATATAAGACCATTTATGAATGAAATAACTAAATATTTTTTATTTTATATAATATGAAAGTTAAGGTTAATCTTGCAAAGGCCTCGAAGAAAATGGCGTCTGGATGTTCTTCTGATAATAAAATCCAGATTGCTTTATGGGTTGTTTTAGGTGTTTTTATTGTTGCTGTTATCATTTTCGCTGTTTTTTACCCGAACCGTTTTAGAAGAATGGACAATCAAGAGAGCTTCGAAAATTTAGATGCTCTTATGGAAACCCCTGCTTCTGCTTCTGGCGATGATGACCCTAAAAAAGTATTCTCATCTACAAAACCAACGATGGTCCTATTTTATGCGCCGTGGTGCGGACATTGTAAGACGATGAAGCCAGATTATGAACGACTCCGAAAGAAATACATGAAAAATCCAAATAAGAACGTTGTTATGATTAATTGCGATGACCATAAGGAAGTTGCTTCAAAAGCCGGAGTTCAAGGATTCCCGACTCTTCGATTATACAAAAATCCCAAAGATGATAAATATGTCGATTATGAGGGACCAAGAACCGCAGATGCGATTGAATCATACCTTTCCGATAACTGATAATTAGATAGCCATTCCGTTGCGCTGTCTTCCCCCGTCTTTTCTAATAAGGTGCATTCTTCCTCGGTTATATTAAATTTCATTGATGGGACCGTCGATTGAATGATGACCACATGTTTCAATTGTTTAGCGAGTTGTTCAGTTAAGCTATCCACGATACAATATATTACGTTGAGAATATATTGATATATTGATTCTATATTATTTTGACTGGTCGGGCGACTACAAAGAATTGCCAATGTCCGTTTGCGGTCCTTCTTTGTAATAACATTTGTAGCAATTGGTGAAATAATAGCCCCGTCCGAGTAGAGTTCGCCGTCGATTTCAATGGGAGTGAATGCGAATGGATAACCACCAGAAATGCGCAGGGCGGTCAGAACAGAAAAATCGGGGGTTTCTTTTGCGGAGAAATACTTCGGGGCCGACCGCGAAATATTACTCGCCGTTATAATCAATCTATATTTCGATATTTTCTTCAATTGTCGGAATGTAATCTCTGGGTCAACCCCCTGTGTCTGGATAATCGCCTTAACAAATTTCATCATCTTATTACCTTCATCAAACCCGAATTTGGAGATGAACATTTTCATATCGAACTCTTGAAACTGGTCTAAACGGATATTTTCGAAGATGACGCGAATCTTTCTTAATCTGACACCGATACAGATAAAAAATGCGATATAAGCCCCGATGGATGACCCAATTATTTCTCTGACTGTTGAAAAGAGCTGGATTTTGTCGTCAAGGGTTTCCAGAGCGGACGCTATGGCTATCCCTTTTATTCCCCCGCCGGACAGGATTAATTTTTTAATTTTCGGTATTTTTTTCATTAATTTGTATATCACTTTTTTTTCGATGGAATTACGAAAAAAAAATAATTCATAAAATTATGTATAATGTAAGTGAAATAAAAAAGTTTATCCATGAGCGGGAGAAGGGCCGTCTAAAAATATATGAGGATGTTCTGGAAATGTGTTTTCATCGAGTTCAAACATCGGTATTAAGAGATGAACCATTTAGTATTTTTATTGTCCCCGATTTCATTGTTGGAAAACCCACATATAATTTTGCGAACTGTATCCAATACGTCATCTTCCGGCTAAAACAGAATGGTTTTAATATCAAATATTTTTATCCAAATTGTCTTCAAATAATATGGGGAAAAACTGACTTTGAGTCGATGCTCCATATCGAGAACGATCGTGGGACTCTCAATATGTTGGCGATTGAAAACAAGCCCAAGAATTCGCCCACCCTATTCGATATGAAGACGCCACACACGGGAGAAAGTTTAGGAGTTTTCTCAAATCGGAAACCGACCGCTAAAAAAATCATCAATTTAAATATGGGGACTACGGACTCTCCTGCGAATGACGATAATTTCACGATTCATTTCAAGGGGGAACCAAAGGAGAGTAAGAAGAAACAAATTCAGGACCAAAAATTTCGCGCAATTAACGATTTCATTCCGAAAACGAATGTTTTTTCAAGATTGAAATAATCCGTTTTTCGCGAATTATAATAATAATTAAATAATATATGGCCAAATATATTATTTACAAAGCAAGTGGCGGTCTCGTTCATATGCTCAAAGGACTCAATTTTTGTATTCAAAATGCGAAGAAAACTAATCGGAAACTCATTATTGATTGCGCGAATCACAGTGCTTTTATGATGGATTTCAGTCGCATATTTTTAATTAATGACTCTTCTCTTAATTACTCGGACACATACGATGATGAATGTCCAGTGGGCGACGAAATAAGAGGGGTCCCCGCAAAATATATAAATAGACAGTATTTCATTGGAGGAAAAAACATATCAATAGTTGATTGGAATACGAATGATGATGTAATTATTTACGCGGGAACAATTGGGAGTTATCAAATAAAGAATATTAAAGTAGTTAAAAAAATAATAGATGATTTGGACAATGAAAAGAAAATCGAGGGAAAATATATCGCCGGACATTTCAGAAACACTGACATGAAACATGATATCAATGAGTTTATCCAAAGAGTCAAAGAAATAATAAATAAAACGGGAATAAAGACGTTTTATTTGGCGACGGATGATTCGACCGCGAGGGGACGAATCGCGTCTGAACTACCGGCGGACATAACAATTGTTCAAAATACGGTCCCACCCGCAAATATTGGTAATCTACATTACGGGTCCAAGGATAAATACAAGCAAGTTTATGAATGTTTGCGGGATTTTTATTTTATACTCGGAGCAGAGGAGTTCATTCCATCTCGAAAATCGGGAATGTCGCGGTTAGCTATGGAGATGAGGAAAAGTAAGTTTAGCTTTTTTGATTAAGCTATATTTTATACCACTCTCGAAGTATCGAATAAAGAATATTCCCATTTTTATCAAACATCCGCCACTCTTCTTCAATCATAACAATCTCCCGACTAACTTTATCCTTCTTTGTTTGAATAACCAGATTGTCCTCAATACAAGAAAACACATCGCTATCATTTATTAAACTCTGGTCGTATTGGTCCATCATCCCTTTTATTGAACTGAACTTGTTCAATATTACTTTCAGTCGCGTCTTATGTTCCGCCACAAATTTCCCCACCAGCTTCGTCGATTTCTCCTGAACAATTTCCGTAGATTTAATAAATTTCAGAATCTCGACAATTATCTCATCATTATCAAACTCCCTCTTAAAAGTATACATTTTCCGGATTACCTTTGAGAAGTCGTTCTCATACATTATACAATATTTAATCGAAAATGCGAACAAGTCGTTCATTTCCACATTAAGTAAGCGCAACAAATTACAAACTAACTGACACCGCTGTAAAAAAAACAAAAAGAAAAGATAACAGTCCGTCAGTGATATTTCCTTATCATCTTTATAATATTTTTCTATTATATTTGTCAATTGAATAATACCTTCCATATAATACAATAAAATAATTTTTAATTTTTAGATAAAAGTAATAGCGACCTAAATTTTATCAACGAACTCCCGAACGTGATTTGAATAAACCACATCCTTCGTCATCTCTTTTATCCCGCTCACTTCCAAAAATTCATCTACCCCCTTCTTTTTCCCGCTCCCGTATAATTCAATGTCTTTCAACACCCGCTCTTCCGCAATCCGCGAATTATAAAACCCCGCAATTTTACACAAGCGCAAAAAACTGATTAGGCCATGGGCGTCGAACTTCTTCGCATCAATATTCCGCAATTCCCAAAATGTCGGGCGATAATTGCGGTCCCAAAGAGTATAAACAATATTTTTGTCCGGCGTATAAACCTCTATCCCGCTCGTATAAAAGCGAAGCGCCATCAGAAATTCTTCGCCCCAAAATATATTCTTTAAGTGGGGGTCGAATGGAACCGTTTTAAAAACGGCCCCATAACAAAAACTAAATCCAGCCGCCCAAAAAAGGTTCTTTTCGGGGTGCTCCAATCTCACAGGAACCGAATAAAAAACGGGGATTCCATTCCGTATTTTTTTCAACTTGATAACATTCACTTTATCCGTCTTCATGAGTTGGTCCGTTTTCAAACTATATCCCACTGGATATGTGCTAATAACACAATTCTCCCGAAGCGACCGCAACATACAAACAATCTGTTCATCCCAGTCCTGAACAAAACGCGTGTGGCTATCAATTTGAAGATAGAACTCCTCGTTTTGATAAAGCCGGTTATAAATAATATATCGCGCATACACTGGCCCACGAGCATTTGTGTGTGGATGAACCAGTAAACGAACCTGCGTCGCCGGACAATCAAATTTTAGTTCCACGTCCTTATCCGCCAATTGAGCATAAACCCCGAAAAAAAGCCGGTTCTTATGTTTCGCATTCTTATATGCGTTCTCAACGGTCGGAATAACTTGGGAATCTCTATAACACGCAATTGATATAAAAATATCTCCCATAATTTTATATATATATTTATTGGAGATTCAAAACGAATTTACCGTTCCCCTGCGGTTTCTTAATTTTAATGCGCTTCTTCGTAGATTCCTGAGACGATACACTGCTAATTGTATCCTCTTGCTTTGATTGCGCCTGTGGTCTCTGAGTATTCTGATTATTGACCATTGCTAAAATGTCATCTACACCACTTGGACCACGCATTTCTCGTGGGCCGGACCCAGCCCCAGCCCCACCCCTCTTATTCATCATCCCCTGCGCCTGATTCATCATCATCCCAAATAGGGGGTCGCTATTCCCACTCTTCGCTTCATTCTGCTTCATACTGTTCATCGCAGCCTGTTGGACATTTCGGGCCAGTTCCGGATTTTGTTGAAGGATGTCTCCAAGCCCGGGCATTTTACTCTTGAATAGCGAGTTCGTCAAATGGAACATAAAGGCGCTTCCACCAACCATCATAAGCAACTTCAACTCCGGCGCCACTTTCACTTTCTCCTTGTATTTTTCATGTAAATCCTCGAACACTTCATCATACTCCTGTAAATTCTCATAAATCGACTCGGACCATCCGTCCAGCTTAATATTAAGAGGGTCAAACTTTCCATTCAAGAACTCAACACCACTAGATACAGCCATCAGAATCTTCCTCTGGAATTTAATGCTCTTATCTACATCCCTCTGCTTCTTAATCCTCTCATACTCAAACTTAATATCGTCATAATTTGATGTCATGTTAAACTTCCGACTCGCCTTAAACCCATTCTGTTCAAACCTATCTAAACGGTAAAGCATTTCCTGCTTTTCCTGATTTATTTCATCTATGGTCTTCTGGCGTTGAGGGGGGCGCCTTCGGGATGAAGCTGTAGCATTTGTTTCCTCTCCGCTCTGACTCGTAGTATTAGTCCCTTCATTGCTCGTTTCGTCGCCTCCACTTCTGGATGAACCAGATTCCTCATCATTATTAAATGGGTCAAAGTTGTTTTCATCGCTGTCGCCATCGCCCTCGTGGTTATTTCCTAAAAGACGGTCGGCGTCTCCTGTATCTTCCTCTGTCATAACTTCCGATTCGGTTGTATATGTATTTTCAGTCTCTTCCTCGGATGAACTCATCCCCCGCGTCTTCTTGGGGTTCCCCAGTAAATTTATATCATTCAATAACATATTCTCTTTTGGATTGTTATCTTCATTTAATTTCGGTCTCATAGAACTACCATTATTATACCGCGAACTTTTTAAATTATCATTCGACTGAACAATTCTAATATTCTGATTGGGAACATTCATATTATCATTGTATTTAATTGTATTGGTATCACTATCCTGAAATACTTTTATACTCATTAATACAGATAAGATTTAAGAATTTAAAATAACACGCAAAAGGAATTATTTTAACTGCGAAACATTTATTTTCTTTTGTTCTAAACTTTGGTTATATCGGCGAATAACATTTATTGATTGTTCTAATTCGACTGCTGTTATTGGGGTCTCCTTTTTAATTTCTTCTAATGGTTGTAATCTAAATATTTTTCCTAAATAGATTTTACTTTTATCATTTAATAAATAATTGAATAATATTATAAAGATAAGGGTCGCCAAGATTGCGATTTTTATATCTCTAAAAGCAACAAAAGCAATAAAAAAAATAAATAATCTTCTAAAAAATGGGCGACTGAATATTCGTTCTATATTAGATGGGATTTCTGCTGAAACATACCGCCCACCAAATTGAATCGCCATTGTTGAGACTCCATTAAATATTCTATTTACTCCTAGTGCTTGTAATAATAAATCAATCATTATTATTATTTTGTGATATTTTATTTATTTGTATATCTTCATTTTCAATATCGTCATCAATTGTTATTTCAGTATTCGCCTGTGATTCATTATCTGTTTCATCTTGGTATTCATCTTGGTATTCTTCTTCATCATTTTGTTCATACTCTTCTGGTTCTTGTTCAAGCTCTTTATCTTCAACAACTCTAACTTTTTTCAATATTGATTTCTTTTGTGTAAAATATGACATGATTCGATTAACATATTCGCTCGGAGTGAAGTAGAAAATAACAAATACGAGTAATAAAACTAAAAATAATTTTTCATAACCATTAATATATACCAATAGCGCCAGAAATATAAGCATTAATGAAGCATCTTTTAACTTTAATTTAATTGTGCTTATTTCCATTTGCGTAAATAAAATAAATATTATTATTCCAATACAAAAAATGGAGACAATCACTGATGATATACGACTATTTTCATTCATTTTTATTTTAATAAAATAAAAATATATACACAATCTTACTTAGTCTATTGGAATTGGGATTATTGTGTTGCAAGTGATAGTGGCGGTGGTGGAGGTTGCGCAGTTGTCATTGGCACAGATGACGCAGATGGCGCAGTTGTCGTTGGCGCAGATGGCGCAGTTGTCATTGGCGCAGTTGTCATTGGCACAGATGACGCAGTTCCTCCAACAGTTCCATCGGAAGGTAATTTCGCATTCTTTTCCTCGTCCTCCGCAGTAAAACTCTCCTCTACATCCTTCTTATATACGAGCATGTTCGTATTCAAGAAAGCGATTGTTAGCAAGATTGCTAAAACAAAACCGCCGTATGGGAATAAATCAAGAGAAAAGAATCCAACAATTAATAAATACACTGTTCTAAATATCCAGTTCTGAAATAAATTAACAAGCGCCTTCAAAAATCCAGTTCCAGTTTGATAATAAGCCGAAAAATTAATGTAAAGAATATAAGCAATTACGATAGAATAGAGAATCGCGTTGAATATAATGTGTCCTTCAATCATTATAATATTAAATATATTATTTTTTTATTAGAAAATCATCCTTTATTTAATCCCATCTCTTTTCCTAAAAGAGAGCACGCCCAAACTCCATCAACTTGGTCCTCATCATTTTCTAATCCAGCCAATAATGAATCTTTTTCGACTTGAAGTTGAGTAAATGATGTATTTTCCACTACATCAAATGCTTCTGATATCTCTTTTTTATACAATAAATAATATGTCAGTGAATAGGCTACTAAATATAACATACCAAAGAAACAACAATGTGTCGCTAATAGGATACCAATCAATAATAATATCAACTGAACAATCGGATTAATAAAAAAATACCGATGTTTTTTTGATATATACAGTAAAATAACTAAGCAGTAAATAATAAATATTAATATTCCAAATATATGTATAGGAAGTTCATTCATTCCCATCTTCATCATTTTTATATAGTATAAGATTTATTTATTTACAAAGTAAATAAATAAAACATCTAGATATAAATATCAAAGATATTTATATGTATAATATTTATTTATTTACAAAGTAAATAAATAAAACATCTAGATATAAATATCAAAGATATTTATATGTATGTATAAAAAACTTATTATTTAATTCCTTTTATTTTTTTCTAAATAATATTAGATGACATACTGCTCATTAGAAGAAGCGTGGGGAAGTGATTTTAGTTCCTCCAAATATTTTGAAAAAATAAATCAACAACCGCAACAGCAACAGCAACCACTCATCCAACAATCAACTGTCCCACCGAATCCTCCCGAAAATATGAGAACATATCCCAAAGTTAATAATCAAGAAACCAGTGATTTAGACAAATATTTTCCTTCATATAACGGAGGAAATCCAATAAAAAACACGATAAAGAGTAATATTGTTCCCTATCAAGTTTCATTTCCCGACAAAGCAAAACGCAATTATACATATCCAGTCGAAGTTAATGACGATGATGATAATGATAGCGCCCTCGACCTTTTAGAGGACAACTCAAATGATATCAAATACATTGACCGCCAACGTAATATCAAATCATCAGAGGATTACATGACGAGCGAAGACTATTTCCTCTATAAAAAATACCTTAATTTAGCAGAAAAATACAAGCAGAAACTGAAATCGAGATACCGCAATTTTGTGGAAAATGAAGAACCCCAACTCCAACGTCGAAATATCCAAGAAAATTTTGGGAATATGTCATCCACTGGTTCGGGAATCTACTCTATGAAAGAAGTTTTCATAATAATAATCATCGGAATTTTTATTATATTAGCGCTCGACATTTTTGTTAAAATGGGCGAACGAATGAAGAAATAAATTTACGACGCATATTTCGTCTTGTAGAGCAATCCTCCACATACGAGAATGAACGCAATAATTATAAATATCCACATATTCTTTTGGTCCTCTTGTATCCGTTTCTTATCATATGGGGGCAATGGGATAATAATTGTTTTCGGTTTTTTTCTGGAAACAACCGCCAAATCACGTCCATTTTCGTCCTCATTTTTAACAAATTGAGTCCTAGATGTTGGCATATAGGCCGATTGCGGTCTCATATTTGGCATAATAACATTACCTTCCTGAACATTTCTCTCTCCTAAATTATTATTCAAGAGCGGATTACTTGATACATATGTATCCGTGGATGACCCCCATGTATCCGGACCGAAATTAACATGTCCGGAATTACCACCCTCACTGACAGAATTGAATAAAGAGCTGTCGCGCGTGGTCATATCAATTGTTGCGCGAGAATCACTTTTCCAATTATATGAGCTATTTCCAAACTCTCCTCCGGAATTAGACATTGGAACAATCCCCTGATATTCTGAATTACCTCCTACCTGAGTTAAACTTGAAAAATGCTCTAAATCACAAGCGCCACCCAAAGAAAATATCGTCATTAATCTATATATAGATAAATTTTCATTGCTCAAATTACATTCCATATTATTTTAAAATATTCCACACTACCATAAAAAAATATGGATTTATTCAATCAAACTATCATAATTTGCGTAGTAGCTCATAATCCATAAATATCATGGTAGTTGGAATGAGTAAGAATTTAGGAGCAAATGCGAAAGGATATAAAAAAAACATTCTAATACTATAATAATGTTTAAATGTTCAATATGTAAAAAAATATTTGACCGCAAATATAATTATGACAGACATATTACAAGTAAAAATAATTGTGTATATAAAGAAGAGAATGATGACCCAGATGAAGAAGAACAACCCCGTATTAATCTATTAGAATGCGAACACTGTAAAAAGACGTATTCCACTAAATTTAACCTCAATAAACATATCAAGAAATGTAGTATTTTATCAAAAAAGAACGATGTCATCGAGCAAAAGGAAACCCTATATAAAGAGAGGATATCCCATTTGGAGAGTCAGGTCTTAGAACTAACTAAAAAAATCGGGAATACGTATAGTTATCAAATTAATCAACACTTGGACCAAAGTGTTCATCAACAGAATATACAAATAAACGCATATGGGCATGAAAATCTCAATTATATAACACCGAACCAAATTGAAAAACTGATAAGCCACCCATCAACATGTCTCCCAGAATTTATTAAAATGGTTCATTATCATGAAGAACACCCCGAGAATCACAATGTTGTAAATATAAAAGAAAACATCATCAAAACCCTAAAATGTAAAAACAATTGGAAAATGCTTGATTTTGAATGTTTTGTCGAAAAATTCGCCATCGAAAAATACGACCAGCTATGCGATTTATACAATTCCGATGAAATCAATATCGATGATGTCATCCGTGAGAAATTCGAGGGATGGGCTGACCAATTTGATTACACGGAGTCAAACACCCGCAAAAAAGCGGAAGAGGACGCAAAATTAGCAATTATTCTCGGTAGTCAGTGGTTAAGCGATAAGAAAATTACAAAAAGAGGCCTCAAAAGAATTCTTGATGGGGAAATGATGCTTCCAGAGGAAGATATGGAAGAAATAGAACGAATCTAGAAGATGGTTGGTTGGGGAATAAACTCGAAAAGTAAAATAAAAAATTAGACGGATTGCGACTGCTTACAATATTGGGCGATTCCTTGAAGAAGCGAGTCCGCCAAATCATCCTTCTTTGGATGAGACAAAAAGAACCGCTTCCACTCATCCATCTCATCCAATACACAACTCACAATAAAAATAGAATCATTCTTTCTCTTTTTATAGGCTTTGTATTCAGATAATGGTTCTTCCTCTTTCGCGACCGGTTCTTCATTTGTAATCTTTTTATTCTTCTTCAAAATGTCCTCTACGATGCTCGTCGGATTTAGCTTTTTTGTGGCGGAGAAGAAGGCGACCTGATTCAAATCGCTCAAACGCCCATTTTTACCCCCGATAAAGAAAAAGCTATAAATGAACATCTGAATAGATTTCATTCGCGGGTTTTTCAAGGCTGGTTGGTTCTCAATGACAACCTCATTCACGTCCTCAATCTTAATCGCATTTAGGCCATCATATAGGTTAGTATATAACTTCGTATCATCGCTCTTCATATAATCGCAGATTTTTGTGAGTTGCTCGGTCGTCTTCTTCGCGCATTTATTACAATAGCCGAATATCCTAATCATAGACTCGCTTATTTTCGTGTGGAATTTGCGCGATTTCTCACCACAGGCGCAACTCAAATCGCGCAACTCATACGGGAAATAATCGGGGGTCGCCTTATCGAAATTCTTCGAATGGACACGGCACAACTCTTTTCGGGCGCCGTCTTTTATTATCCACGAGTTCGAGCAATTTCCGCAAACAGCGCCACTCTTGACTTCCGCCATACAGCGCTTTTCATTATGGTCGGGAATCCACGGGTCCGACTTCAAGTTAATGAGGCCCCATTCCTCAATTCGAATGATTGTTTTGGTCTCTTTTGAGAATTCGATTTTACAGTAGGCGAGATTCTTTATACCAACGTCGAAAGATAAGACTTTATATGTAGTTTCTGTCATATATTACTATAGGGACTATTTTTTAACTTAAAAAAACGCGCACAGTTATAAATATAATATGTCAAATTATTATTTCAGACGGGCATCCGACCTCAAAACTGACCAATTAGTCGATATTGTTATGGATATCGATAACGGCCAATACGATGAAATAGTTGATGAAAGGGAATGGTATGATAAAATTCATCGATTTCGGACAGAAATAATCGAGGTATTGCTAAAACGGTATCAGGCCCACTATTTATATAATAGTAAGACTGATAAGGAACTAAATCGCGCATATCGCATGTATTTGCGTCATTATATGTAAAAAAATGATTTAAAATCATTTTGATAATTATATGATATAAAAATGAGTATGACTGGACTTAGAAGACAAGAAGAACTCGGTAATAGAGAAAAACTGCTAAATTTTCCATCAAGCGACCTCATAATGTGGGCAGAATTATATCCAAATGAACCGCAAACATGGGCGTATCGATTCGGTTTTAGAAAGAACCGTGAGATTTCATACACTGGATTGATGGTAAAAGAGGCATACGAAGGAGTTGAAGCCATCGCAGAAGAGCGCAATGTTCCAGTTGAAAACATATGGGAAGAACTCGCGCAATATGACCCTAATAATGGTTTCATGTTTGATTCTGACATTGAATCTCCTTATCAAAAATTGGACAAGTATGCGACATTATCTGATAGCGGTTCCGCATATGCGGGAACAATGAGAACAATCCAATGGATTGCGAAAAATGGAGTCAATTCAAAGTATATCAATGAAGATGAAAATGACTTGATATCTGAATTATTTGCGAATGAGGATATGGTTCGTGTGTCAATTGTTTCACTCACATTTCTCGCATTTATTGGAAAAATCGCGTATGATGAATACTCCAAGTGAAATTTAAAGAAAAAATTGAATTTTTAAAATTATAAAAATTAAATATGTATAATATCTAAAATGGTCAAAGTATCAATCAAAAAAAGAACAGTTTCTTCCAAGTCCAAGCCGGAAGATGATATTTTAAGCAGACTATCTTCTTTGAAAATGTCAGTCGGAAATTGCGCAGTTATTTATGCTCGTGAGAGCGACCAAATGAAACACAGTCTTGACGACCAAGTTCAAAAAGCAAAGGAATATGCGAAGGATAATGGCTTCAAAGTGGTATCTGTTATCAGAGAAACTTGCTCCGGCAAGGAGATTGTAAAACAGGCTCATCTTATGAATGCGCTCCTTGAAAACAAGGACACTCATTTCATTTTTTCACATACTGACCGCATCACGCGGGACTTTCAAGGATTTTGCTCACATTTCATCAATTGTTGTAATGCGAATCGCAATACGATTCACATTGTTAATGAGGAATTAGTTTCATCTATCCCGCTACATTTCAAGAAGATTGTTTGCGGGATTATTGATGCGGAAGAAGAGAGGAAAACTATCAGTCGTCGCATTAAGTCATCGGTTGCTTTCAGGAAGAGAAATGGTATTTACAAGCCATCGGTCCCAAAGTTTGGTCGGATGTATGTTCGCGACCGAGAAGGAAAAATCACGAAAGTGGTTCAATGCGAGGAAGAAGTGGATACGATTCAATTAGTATATCGAATGTATTACGGAGGGAAATGTGATGAAATTGAGAGACTTCTCATCAAAATCACGAAAAATCCAAAACATAAGATTTACAATTACAAAGATGAAGAGAGCGACGTTCGCGAAATTAAACGCGGGAACATGACTTCAACGACGATTGCTGAATTTCTCAATCACATCCGGCTTTACAAAAGGAATCGTGAGTGGTCCGGAGCATCTGTTTTGAGTTGTTTGGAGTAAGAACGATTATGCTATTTTAGGATAAAAATTATTATTTTATAAATGAAAAACATCTGCCATAAATTTTTTATAAGTATCTTTTATTTTTCGAACTACATCCGCTTTCTTTCTTTCAAAGAAACTGACCTGTATCCCTCCAAAACGACCCATCTTTTTCATTTTGGGCGCGTGTTTCTCAATGAAACACCAATAAAGGGAATCCCATACATCGCACCACGCCCCCTTTTTATAATCACTCTTCCGAACCATCTCGTAATTTGAAGAAGAAATATACGCCTTTGTCGTTATTAGCCCCCCATCAGAATACAGAGCCATTGAATAGACATTGTTTATCATGACCCAATCATATGAATCAACCGCAAATTCCATAAACCACGCATACACATCATCCGGATGTATCCCCATCAAATTCATCAAATTTCCAATAATCATGAGCCGTTCAATATGATGTAGATATCCGGTATCGAACGCCTTTTTAATAGTTGCGTCCAATATAGATAAACCTACCGACCCATCATAAAAGCGCCGGTTCAACCTATTTTCCGCCTTGAAATAGTTCGTAGTCGTCATTTCTTTATAGATGTGGATGTATGTATAACGACTAAACTCGCGCCAACCAATGACCTGACGAATAAACCCCTCAATATTATTAATAGCAACCCCCTTCCCTTTTTCTAAAATCCTCTGGACCACGTATTTCGGGTCGAGTAGCCCAATATTAAGCGACGAACTTAGCCCTGAATGGAAAAGGAACGTATTTTTATATTTTGCGTCTGGCTCCACAATAGCGTCCTCGTATGTCCCAAAACTCTTCAAGCGCTCATTTATAAAGGCGTCCAACCACTTTTTAGCGTCCGCGAATGTCATCGGACACCAAAAGCCGGAACATATCCCATAATTGCGCGGGAACTCCTTCTCGACTATTGCGACAGCCCTTTTAATATAGTCGGTCTCTTTTGGGAAAACAACCTCCGGAATCTTTGTCCCTTTTGGAATCGGTTTGCGATTTTCCGAGTCATACGATAATTTACTTCCCGATAAAATATGTAGGCGGTCCCGTTGCCACTTATAGAAGCTGGTTTGGAAAAATGGTTTTTTCATGTTTTTTACTGACGCGTAATATTCGCGCAATTCGGCCTCGGATGTAATAAAATTTGGGGTTTCTACAACCTCAAATCCCCTCTTATTTTTCTTACAGCAGGTCTCAATTTGATGAAATAGGAAATGGTCAACTGGATTGTAAAAGGCGATGTCGCCATCGATATCTTTAACAAAATCGAACGCTCCCCGATTCTTTTCTGGGATAGACGCAATTTTAATGTGATTTATCGACTTTTTTAATGATTTCGCGAGATAATCACAGTAATACATCATAGATGCTAAATGAAGAACGAGCTTCTTTTTATTGAATATGAGCTTCTTTTCTCGATAGCCAAAAAATACGGGATGTTCAATCAAGTATATATTTTTGTATTTTTTTAATAGGGAAATATCTTCAAATAATTGATGTGGAAATATAATAAAATTAGTCATTATTTTATTATGAGAATAAAATTGATTTTATTTTATTGTATTTGTATAATATAAATAAATGACATCAACATCAAAATACGACGAAATCCTTCTAAATCATCGTAAGACAATAGTTCAACCAATTGAACCGTATATTACTAATATAGCATCAACCGATTTTTTCAGTGAGTTAGAATCAATCGTAGACTCAAACCCAGAAAATCTCCTCGCATTTTTCAAAGAAAATAAACACAAACTCGATATCGCACAGTTGGACAATTATAAAAATTACGATGTCATTTATAGAAATAATACGACCGGAGATAGATACGAAATGAAATGGCATTACGATAATAAGAAACTAATAAAACACAAGATATCAGATTTACAAAAAATACATAGTATCCAAATTGTTCATATGGACGATAAATATATTTACGGATTATATACGAACAAACCAATCCGATATACAATCATTATATATTTGGATACATATCGCGAAGATTTTATGGGAGGCGAATTCCATTTTTACAATCAAACTATATATCCGCGACGAGGAATGCTACTTTTTTTCAGTGCGGATGAATTACACAAAGTGTCTCTTCTCAAAAGCGGGAGACGACGCGCAGTCATTGTGAAAATATACTAACTTTTTTCAAAAAACATTTGATAAAAATTTTGTAATATTTTTATCAAAAAAGTTAAATATAATTCTTGACTCAAATAAAATCTAAAAACAAAATTTATGAAAAATATAATTTAAATTCATAATGACCACCATCATCTTCAAACGTAGTCGTCCCAATGAATCCACCAATAGCCCCCTCACATACTTTACACAATTTAACCCCCAATAAATCAACAATTTCCCCTTCTTTTTCTTCAACCAGTTCAACTTTCCCCAAATTCTTATATATTATAACAACCCTGTCAGTTGGAACCAATTCCTTCTCTTTCCGGAAGTTCATAATATGACGTGTTATCATTTTCATCCAATAAATTCCCTCTAATTCTTCATTCCATGTCAAGTCGCTAACAATAATTATCCCACTCGCCTCATAAAATTGGACATATTCCCCTGCCCCAACTTTCGCCTGATTAACCCTCGCAACAATCCGGACATCATCTTCTCCAAAACGGACCCCGTCAATAAAGAAGCTCCGGTCGCGAATATAAAGCTCCAAATTCTCATCCGTCATATACTCCGCAATCTTCTTTTTCATCTCTTTCGCCCCCTCTTTGAACCGCTTCCCAAAATTGGCCATAATAATTTCATACCCATATTTTATCATCGATAAATACTCGCATGTCATATCAATCGACAATACATTAAACTCCTTCTGAAAAATGTCCTGTAATTCCTCAATGACGGGAACTAACCGCCAATTTTTAACATATATCGTCTGCTTACAAACGGGCTTCTTTGCGCTTTTTAGAACTTTGCTCCGGAGTTCTCCTCGGGCTTCGATTAGGGTCTCAATAAACTCGAATCCATCTTGTCCCAAATATGTTGAAGCTATATCCAGCTTCCGCGGTAATGTCTCCAAATGGACGGATTCAAATTTATATTCGCGTCCGCTAACACCACACTTCAAAAGGGCCAACTCCTTCCAAAAATACTCGGCCATAAATGGAGCGAAGGGCGCAATCATCAGAGAATACATCCGAAATACATAAAACAGCACATTCAAGCTCTCCAAAGCATCAATCTGCGTAATCATCGACTTCAATCGCATCTTATTCATATTCAAATATGTCTTGCTCAACTGGTTGATGAATCCCACCATATTGCGAACAATCGGGAATAAATTATATGCTTCCATCTCTCGATGAATTGACGCAATGAAATCGCTCAAATATTTGAGAAGCATCAGGTCCATTAAATTGGAAGTGTGTGGGACTCCCTCGAAGAAATGGAACTTCTCTCCGTATTTCTGCTCATATAATGGAATCATCTGTTTCAGAAAAATGAGAGTATTATGCGAATAAATATGGAGACTCTGTGTAATTAGCTTGATTCCATCTTCCTTGAATTTCATCGATTCTCCCCGAACAACCCCATTACTTATTAAATAAAGGCGCAACGCATCGGCGCCGTGTCTATCAATAATGACGTTCGGGTCCTCAAAATTCTTCTTAGATTTGCTCATCTTCTCACCATCCTCCGCCAGAACCAGTCCATTTACGATGACATTCTTATACGGACTCGTCCCTGTCAGAGCGACCCCCAAGACCATCAGCGTATAAAACCAGCCCCGCGTTTGGTCAAGACCCTCCGCAATGAAATCTGCTGGGTATTTCTCATTAATAAAGGGAACGCTTCCACTCTCGAACCAGCAGTCGAACACTTCCTCAATCCGGCGATATACTTTCCCATTCCGGCGAATCTCAATCCCATCCACGTGATGGCGATGAATATCAGTTATCGGACCATCGCACTCCCACTGTAATTCTTCGATGGACCCAATACAAATAATGTCGCCGTCATCGGACTTCCAGAGAGGAATCGGTGTTCCCCAATAGCGGTTCCGGCTAACACACCAATCCCGCGCATCTTTCAACCACATCCCGAAGCGCCCATCCTTTATATGGTTGGGCATCCAATTCGTCTCAGCCTCATTTACGGCGACCATCTTATCGCGAATCTTCTCAACATTAATAAAAATACAGGGGACAATGCGATACATCAGGGGAGTGTCGCTCCTCCAACAGTAGGGATAGTCATGATTCTCATATGTCAGCCGGAAAATAATAGCCTCCAGTCGCTTCAGAACAATCTTGTCAGCGTCCTTGAAATAGACTCCACTCAAAAAGGGGACCTCATCTGTAAAATAGCCATTCGCATTAAAAGGACATGTCGGTAATCGAGTCTTCTCAATGACCGCATTCTCCAAACAGACGCGGTAATCATCCTCTCCAAATGCGGGGGCCAAATGAACAATACCTGTCCCCGATGTATTATCCACGAAGCGATCGGCAACAACGAAAAACGTGTTTCCAATAATGATATCTGGAAACGGGGGAACGTATTCAGTCCCTACTAAATCGATACCTCTAATTATATTAACGGGCTCTCCCTCAATCCCGAACTTCCCTGCGAGTTCGACCAAGAGGATAACCAATTCACCATCGCGTTCATATACACCATAATCCAAATCTGGATTTACACAAACCGCCATATTACAGGGGAGGGTCCATGGCGTAGTGGTCCAAACGAGGAGAGACGTTGGTAATTGGGCGCCCCATACTTTGAACCGGAGGACTACCGATGGGTCGCGAACGCTCTTGTAGTTCGACTTCGCCTCAAAATTGGAGAGGGGAGTCGCGCAACCACAACTGTATGGCATAACTTTCACGCCCTCATATACAAGCCCGAGGGACCACAATTTAGAGAAGACGGTCCAAACCTTATTCATAAAATCGAGGTCCATTGTCTTATAATCATTCTCCATATCTACCCATCGTCCAATGCGGTCAATCATGTATTTCCAGTCGGACGAGCATTTCATAACAATCTTACGACACTCCTCATTATAATTGGCGATTCCAAATTTCAAGATTTCCTCTTTCGTTTTTATACCGAGCTTCTTCTCGATTTCGAACTCGATGGGAAGCCCATGGCAGTTATGAACTACGATTCCATTTGCGATGAAATTGTGGGTTTGGGCGACTGTTATATCATACACGCGTCTCAATCCGACGCTCTCTTTGCGAACTAATCGAGTCGGTTGAGCTATATGAGATTTCGCGTCGTATCGGTATCCAATCAACAAGCAAAAATTGCTCAAATAGGGGGATTCTTTGTCTCTATTCAAAAATAGACTGGAATCACACACACCATGTAATATATTATTGACAACATCAATATGATTCTCATTAAAATTAGAATACAATCCGGAGAAGAATCCAGCGAAAAATTCATATCGCAAAAATAGAGGGGTTTCCACATTTGATACAACCACCGGAATAATTTTATCAATTCCCATTTGAATAAATGACGCAGTTAGAACATTGGGGATTTCTACCATATATTTCGAAAAAGTGGGTTCGTATCTTACAAAGGCTTCGTCGCTTGTAAATAGGGCGATATCTCTCAAAAATAATTCAGGAACTTCTCGGAATAATACATACATTTTATTATTATTTGAGAATCCATTCCCACCAACATAACCAAACAACCTGAAATACGCCAAACAATTCATTTTATTGTCCAAACTGCTACAAGATAATACAAAAGCGTTCGTCTGGATTGTCCAATTATACGTATTCATATAATAATAGGGAACTGGATTTACTGGGGTCGAATATAGAATCTCATCTTGAATTTCTCCCGCTTTCATCCAACCATAGTCCGTATATAAACGATGGTCTGGCGTACAAATAAGTGATATGTTATTATCAAAAAAGAGCTCAATACATTCGCGGTCTCCCTTACATATGAAATTCGATGATTGGCGATTTGTGATAGTTTTATCGGAAATCACACACGTTGCGACTGAACCGGAATATTCGAAGAGGTCTTCAATAAATAGACCGGTTCCATTGTCCAAATTAATGATGGTCCCCTCTGCGATACAATCCCATCCCCATCTTCGGGGAACATTATATCCGGTCATCGCCCAATAGCGGGGGAATATGTCTTTGATGGTACTCGCGACAATATGACCATAATGGGGATTTCCCGTACAAAAGGGGGGACCATCATAAAATACCTTTGTTGGATTTTCCTTGTTCTTCTCTAATTGTTTCTTGAATGTATCATCTTTTTTCCATTCTTCAAGGATTGCTGTTTCTATTTTGGTATTATTCATTTTCGTTGTTTATCAATAATAGTCAGAATTCTTTAAGTTATAAATAGTATAAAGAAATCACGATATCATGTTATATGGATAAAGTATGTCGCGATTTTATGAACCACAAATGTTCTCGTAATCCGTGTAATTACATCCATGACAAGAATCTTTGTTATGGATTTTGGAAGGGGGGAGCCTGTAAGTGGGGCGCCGATTGTAAAAAGAATCATTTCGTTAGTGGAGAAGGCGGGAATAAAAAGAACACGACTGAGTTTGAGCCCAATTACGAGCCGTGTGATATGAGAGTTATTGTTGATACAAGCCAAACTAAATTTAGCAAGGATATTCAGACGCGGGATGTTGTGTTGATTCCGGATTTTATTCAAGGACCAATGATATACGAGAAATTAGTGGATGAAATGGTCAAATGCGGAGGAGAAATATTCAAGCTGTGGCATGGAGATACGCATCTTATAGCCGACGATAAGACGAACTGGAAGCTGAAATGTCCAACGTTTAATATGGTTATAAACCGAATCGCGACCTATTTCGATATGGATATTAAGGCGACTCGTTGTAATTGGTATCAAGATAGCTCGGACTGGAAGCCGTTCCATCATGACGCGAGTGCTGTCAAAGAGGATAAAGCAAAAGTCCAAAACTTCACGGTTGGCGTAAGTTTTGGGAAGACACGGGAAATCGCTTTCCAAGAGAATAATAGTCGGAGAACTGTGGCGTTTCCTTGTCCGAATGGTAGCGCTTACGCTTTTTGTAGAGATATAAATGTCAACTGGAAACACGGGATATTACCAATTCATCCGGATAACTTCTCGCAGGAAGGGCGTATATCAATTATTGCGTGGGGATGGAAAACGCAACTTGATGCGTAGAGTTATTTTATTTCTTCAAAAATACTTTTTGTATTTTTTATCAATATCAACTACGATTTTATGTAATACTTTGATTACATCAATATACTTCGTAAAAGGCTCAACACTAACTTGTGGATTTTGGGCGCTTGGTTTAAGTTTATATCCTTTTGATATCGCGCGATGACCATTTATAAATATCTCTAAACTTTTTATTAATTTGGTAAGTTCGGGAATATTCTTCTTCATATTACAGTTTTTTTTCATACAATCGACCGACTTCTTACTAAAAAAGCGCTTTGAGAATTGTTTATATGAATCCATTGTTTTTTCGATAAGTTTGGGAGATATCTTCTGATTGAGACGCATTTTTTTACCGATATTATCATCGAGTAGTTTTATAAATTGTAATACGTAGATAATAGAGTCGGATATGCAATTATATTGAATCCCACATTTTATCATAGGTTGGGGTAAAATATCATCTGTTTTCATTTATTATAATAATATATTATATTTTTATAATACGAGCAAAAGCTCGTAAAAAACGGAACCTCCCCGTGGAGGCAAAACCGTTTATTTTTTGGATAGATTTCTCAAAAACACAAGTGCATTGGAACCTGTTTCATCATTGGTTGGCATTTCTGCTGCTTTTCTAAGCCTTGCTTGAAGTATTTGAAGAAGCTTCTCATTCGCAGCATTCAATTCAGATGCAGCAGGAACAACTCCACCACCACTTGCTTTTTCTTGCGCCAGACGAGCCCTCGATGCGTCGACATTCGCTTGGATAACAGCGCGTTTTATCTGACGATTCTCTTGAACAGCAGTTTCGAGCACCTTCAATTCGAGGTCCTTCTCCTCAGCCGCAGCCGCAGCCGCAGCCGCAGCCTTCTCCTCTTCGTCTCGACGCTTCTTCTCATTTTCTTCTTTCTTACGAGCGAGAAGTTCCCGAAGAGCGTTCGCAGATTCTTCCCTCAAAGACAGAACCTTTTGAGCAGGAGAAGACTGTGAAGCAGCAGGTGCAGGTTTGGGTTGTGAAGACGAAGCATGAGAATGGTCGCAAATGAGGTAAACCTCTTTCCGTTTACCGTTCGCAGTGGTTATCGTGGACTTCGTTGTCGAAATCAATCCGTGCGCTGAGAGAAACTCAACAACTGCTTCGATAGTGATTGATGACATATCACACGTCTTCATGATATCGAAAGCGCGTTCCATGTTCTCTTTACCTCCCCATGTTATCTGGTTCTTCAAATCCGCAGGGGTATTGAGAGAAAGTCCCCCAAGAGAAAAACGAACATTGTTCAAGATTTTACGAAGTTCAAGGAAAATTTGTGGTAATTTATCAGCAAGTTCCATCTCAGCCTGTGTAAAAGAAGCCGGCTTTGAAGAATGTGATGATGTTTCACATGATTGTTCGTCCGAAAAATGACCCCTTAACTTGGGCGCAAATATCGTAGCACAAAGAGATGGTTTTGACAGAGCCTCTTCGAGGGTGTATTCCCTTTTCCCGAGCTGTTTCGCACCATCGTTGAATTTCTCGAGGATTTGATTCAATGTAGCCTCAAGCGAGATGAAAAACTCCATTTTCTCAAACTCTGATGGTTGAACGTCGCCAGAAACCAACGAGACAGTGATTTCCGCGTTTTCATGCCACTTCAAATGGAAAATTCGTGTGGACGAGAAAAACATACTTGCAAGAATAACGACGATATTGAAGTCATCAACACACAAGGCAGAGCGAGAATATCTCGAAGATGATATAATGAGCTTCTCATTGTTTCGTTGAAGAAGCCTTGTCATCGGTTGATGTGGAAGACCTGCTTTCCTCTGACCTTGTGGAAGAGCATTGTTTTCGTCAATCTCCTGACCAGACGACTTCAAGGAAGCAATCAATATATTGACTTTCTTGAAGACGTCATGCAAGTAATTGTTAATCAAAGTACCATCAGTAATGTCAACTCTTGTGATCCTCTCAGTGAATCCAGAATACAAAGTCGTGAGAACACATTTTGGAACCTCTGAAAGCATCCTCTTTGACATCTCGATCTGCTGATTCAACTCTGAGATCTTGGAATCAAAATATTCCACCTGTTTCCTTGCCAATTCAAGCTGTTGAATGACTTTATCGCTAGGACGTTCTTTAGTCGTCATTCCTTCAAATTGCGAAATCAAACACCGGGGATCTTTCTTCATCGCCTCGTACGTTCCAATCGTGGATTGATGCATCTTGATTGACTCTTCAAGTCTGGATATCTTCCGAGCCCTTTCTTGGGCATTTTTCACACGAGTCGGATCGAGTGCGACACTCCTGTCAATATGTGGAAGAACAACCAGACCGCTGTTCTCGCTGGAATCCTCAACGTTCTCGCCGGAACTCACTTCACTGCTCGATGTTACAAATTCTCGCAGTGACCCAAACTGGTCGCCTTTCTGCGCTATAGATTTGAATGAGCCTTCATGAGCACGGGAAGAAATGGCATTCTCCACAGCAAGCTGGGTCGGTGTTTTATCTGGAACAGAAAGAGTAGCCGTAGCCGCCTTTCTTTGCTCACTCAGCTGCCTAAGCTTTTGTGCTGCAGTGAGCTTTTGATTGCCCACCTCCGTAGAGGTGGGATTGCTTTCCGCCCCCGTAGAGGCGGGATTTCCTTGTTTTTTAGCATAGTTGAATGACATCGAAATAACGTTGGATAGCAATTCTATAAAAATTTTGAACGATTTTACCATCAATTTTTAAATAATAACACAATATTTCCAATACCGCACACAAAAACACTTTTTAAATTATCTGTAAAAATTGAATTTTTATCTGACCGATAATCATTTAAAATAAAATGAAGCGCTATTTAATTGACCACCAAGTGAATAAAGAAGAAGGCCCAACCCACACATCTATGATGGGCGGTTTATATAAAATTAAACCGTCCGAACGCGATAAGTTTTGGTCCGTCTATTTCACTCACACTATTACAGAGGGAAATGATTCATTCCTAACAGAGAAGCACCCCGAGAAATTTTCGAAAGTGTTCATAGATATTGATTTAAGGCACGACTCCGAAAGATACGATTCCCGCCAGTATGATGATGATTTTATCACTCGTGTATTACAAACTTATTACTCCGGATTACAAGAATTATTTGGGAACACCCTCCAACAGAAAGAATCATACGCATATGTTCTCGAAAAGGACCACCCTGACCTCGATGAAAAGCGGAACGTTCTGAAAGACGGGATTCATATAATGTTCCCGTTCATCTGTATCAAATACAGCGCCCAGCACTGGCTCCGAAAGTTCGTCGTTGAGAAAATGAGCGAAGACCCCATTTTGGCAACATCCACTTCATCTATTCAGAGTATTATTGATGAGGCTGTCGTCGAGCGTAATAATATTATTATGTTCGGGAGTAAGAAATCCCCGTCGTCCCAAGTCTATAAGCTTACTCGAATATTCGATATGAATATGGAAGAGATGGAACTCCCCGAAATCAATGTCCAACTCCTCAAAGTTCTCTCTCTCCAAAATAATTTTCCAGAGAAGGAAACCCTTATCGATTCAATTATTGAGAAAGAGAACGAAAAGAAGAAGAAAGGGCTAGAAGACATTCTGGGCGAACAAAAGCTCAGTGAGGTCGAAGTATTAATTGAAGAGCTCGTCTCCAAGAAAAGCCCCGAGTATTTAAAGGCACTGCTCTCTTTATTGAAGCCGAACCGTATTGAAGAATACAGCGACTGGTTTCGAGTTGGAGCAATCCTTCACAATATTAATAATGATCACATCAGCATATGGAAAGAATGGTCATCACAATCGTCGAAATACAACGAGGCCCATTGTGAGCGCCTCTGGCACAAATACGCAACATACCCCAAGGAAAACCAAGCAAAAATTGGTTCCCTCCGGAGAATGGCATGGCACGACAATCCCGAGAAGTATTTCTCGATTGTCGAGAAATATGCGGGGGAGGATGACCTGACGAATTATATTCGTCGCAGTTTCCGTAATACGCACACTGACTACGCAGAATTGGCCCATCACATCTTGTCCGAAAAATACAAGTATTCGAAGGGCGTCTGGTATCGTTATACGAACCGTTGGCAAGTATTGGATGAACCGGTCCCCCTTTTGAAGGACATAACAGTTCAAGTAAAGGGGGCCCTCCTCCGTTATAGCGCAATGTTGAGCACGAAAATAGCTGACACCGAGCAACTATCCGGCGATATGATTCCCGAGAGCGACCCGACAAAAGTTATGAAGATGGCGTGTGAGAAATCCATTCATACTCTAAGTAGCGCGACCTACAAGAATTCAGTTATGAATGAGTGTAAGGAAGTGTTCTACGATGAGAACTTCCACAAGGAGCTGGATATGGACAATCATTTGCTGGGCTTCAATAATGGAGTCTATGACTTGAAATCGGGGCTCTTTCGCGACCAGAAGCCGGAGGACAAAATAAGTTATTCAACTGGATACGACTACTCCCCTGATGTTATACCGTCCATCCGCGATGAGATTATGGACTTGTTCCAGAAATCGCTTCCAAGCGCAGACGTTTGTGAATTCGCCCTCCTCTTTTTGAGCTCGACGCTCATTGGAACGAACAAGAATGAGCTCTTCGTCAATTTTGAGGGAACCGGTGGAAATGGTAAGGGTGTTATTACGACCCTACATGACAACTCCCTCGGGGACTACGCCGGTATTTTGGATAATTCATATATCACGAATATTAGCAACTCGCAGGAGGGCCACAATTCGAAGCTTATTAGTATTTTCAAGAAGCGGTATGTTCAGGTGAATGAACCGCCCAATGAGAAGAAGCTGAACATCGATTTCATTAAGGAGATTACTGGTGGAGACAAGATTCAAATTAGGAAGGCGCATTCTCCGAATCCGGAGCTGACTGACATTCCCAAATTTACGCTTGTTATGCTTTGTAATAAGATGCCCAAAATTGATGATGTCCATGACGGCGGTTTCATCCGTCGCTATGTCGGAATTAACTTCCCGAACAGGTTCGTTATGCATGAGCCTAAGAAGGTGAATGAGTTTAGGGCGGACCCGAACTTAAAGCCGAAATTGAAGGACAACATTCAATACCGTCAACAATATATGCTCATTTTGCTGGACTATGTAAAAATGTATATTGCGAACAATCAGAAGCTGGTTATTCCTTCACTGGTTTCAATGAACTCCTCTCGGATGTTGAAGAATCAGGACAGTTATAGCGAGTTTCTGGAAGAACAGATTGAGATTACTGAAAATGTTTGCGATGGAATTATCATTCGGGACCTGTTTTCGATGTTCAAGGACTACTATCAGGAACATATTAGCGGGGGTAAGCGATCCCCTATTACGCAGACAGAATTCATTGAGAAAATGAAGACTTGTTTCGCGAACTATGAGGTCGAATTTAAGAACAATATTAAGATTGGCGGACTTTCCCGAGGAAAGGGATTCACTGGAATTCGTATTCGAGATGAAGCAGAAGACGTTGAGGAGTAAGAAATCAAACCTCGGTTATTATTACAATTAAATTTATTATTATTTTATAAGATGGAATCACATATTAAAGATGAGATTACGCAATTACTGATTAAACACCGCACGGTTCAACCTGATGTGTATATGGAATATGCAAATAAGCGCCCACTTATTATACACTGCTGTCATCACAAAACGGGGACTGTTGTTATTGAGAAAATATTAAGGGCAGTCTGTAATTATTTTGGGATGAGATACCAGTATTGCGCACAGGATAAATTGGAACCGACTACGGATGTGTGGGTTGAACATCATAGTCATATTGATTTTTCGAAGATAGACCGGCCAATTATTGGGACGCATATGATAAGAAACCCTTGCGCAATTATTGTGAGCGCGTATGAGTATCACAAGAAGACGACCGAACCATGGGCGAATAAAAAGATTGCGGAATATGGAAATGAAACTTATAAGAAGCTATTGAACCGCTTGACGAAAGAGCAGGGGGTTATTTTTGAAATGAAGAATGACCTTTATGTGGAGAGTAGCTTTAATACGATTACGGATATCTATAAATGGGACTACTATATGACGAACTTCTTAGAATTGAAATATGAGGATTTGATGACGGATTTTGAGGGGGTTTTGAAGAATATGTTTAAACATTACGGTTTTACTAAGGAGATGATTGCGATTGCTCTGGAACTGGCGAAGCCCCACAATATAAGAAATAAGAGCGATGATGACCTAAAACGGAATTCGCATATAACTAACAAGAATATTGATTTGGAGAAGTGGCGGGAATATTTTACAAATGAGAAAATTGCGAAACAGTTTTTGAAAATATATCCAAAGGACTTATTTGAAAAGATTGGGTATCCACTTGATAAATTATCGATACAATCTGAAACAGAAAAATTAGAGGTTGATGAAATTCTTTGAATGGCACGTCCATCTTGACGATATGATTATTTTTTCGATTAAAAACCAGAATGCGATTAGGACTAGGATAACAGCGATTGAGAAAAGTGTATCATGAAATAGTGAAAAAAACAAAACGGTTAAATATCCGGCTATACATATCCGACGTAAATTGAGGGAAGTATCGTAATTTATAAAAGTGTATGCTGGAATATCGCGGGTTAATCTTTTAATTTGGGGGAGTTTATCTTTGTAATAGTCATATATATATTTTGAGTCGCAATAAACGGTTTCTATGGATAATTTTTCAATTATTACTTTTATTTTATTAAAATGATTTGCCAAATCATTTTTTCCGACGGGGTAAATTAGCGTATCTAATGGGATATGTGTTGTTTTAAATTTGGTTATCGTATTTGTTATGAAGATGTTTTTCATAATTATATTGTTTAATATTTATAATTACGATATTTTACTTAGATATTATATTTTTCTTTATAAAAATATATAACAATGAATAAATATTTAGCCATATTTTTGAAAAACGCCTTATTTAGTGGAATATTGGTTGGGACTGTTATGGTTCTACTGGAAATGAAATTTTTCAAAATTGGAGGCGTTATTTATGGTGCTTTACCAATGGGTTTTACATATATTATGGCGAATTATTATTTAAAGGATATACCACGGGAGGAGAAGGTTCAAAAGTTATTACATTTTGCGAATTATACGATTGTAGGAGGAGTTATGTTCGAGGTTATAATGGCCACATATTATTACATACTATTATGTTGCGACAATTTTGTATGGGCGACGATTGGGTTCGTTGTGTCTGCTGTTTTGAGTGTGGCTTTGATTGTTTGCAACATGGACTAAGGGGAACTTAGAGTTCCCCCTTACACCCCCTCCTCTTTTATTCGCATTATTATTCAAATTTCTCTTTTATTTATTTTTTCTATTACATAATATGTTAAAAACAAAATATCTGAAACGGCCTTCTCCACCAGTTTCCGCACAAGACCACCCAAACAAAATAATGAAAGGAAATGACGAAGACGAATACGTCTCAAAACCGAATAAAAATGGTATTTATAAATGGCATAAGCTCGTTTGGAAAAATACAGCCGAAGAATATTACATGCAGTTCCCAGAAAATTATCTCAATAAAAAATTCTATAAATACGATACAAAACAACTACTAAACAAATTCAAAAAAGTCGCGTCTGAACTGAAAAAGAACAACATATTGTTTTTAGAAATTGGATGGAAGCGCGTCTATCATTTTATTGATGCAGCATGGGAAGAAGCAGATAAGATGGCAAAATATAAAACGCCTTTCATATTTTACACAAGTCAATCGCTTTTTTGGTCGAAAAATAAGGGAGAAATTGATATAAAATGGGACCTTCAAAAGAAAGAGTTTGAAATAGTTGATAAAATACTGAAAGATGTGTTTGGAAGTAAATATATTCGACCTAAGAATAAAAATAAGGCAATTATAATAAATATTTAGAATTTCTTTATTTTGTAATTTTTACCCATCAATTTGAAAAAATTGATGGGTAAAAATTACAAAAATTATAGTATAATGATAACATCATTTGTCGATATGGAAGCAAAACCGATTCCCCAACAACAAAACCCGAACATTCCTGCGATTGTAAGATTAATCTTACTTTTTTTGAATACTCTTTTTACCAAAGAAAAGAAATCCAAGGTAAAAAGTGAAATGAAGGATTCACCTACGATGAATCCATTGTTTTTGATATACTTCATGTATATCACACTTTTAAACATGAGGATTCCTTCCTCAGACAAAATTAGAGACACTATTGCTCAGAACAGCATTGAGGAGTGGGAAACTATCCTTCTGAAATTCTTGAATAACACGCCAAGGGAACAAGATTTACCTTGGACAGAAGAGGAAAAAGAAGTATGGGTCTTGATCCTGTACTTCATCTCTTACCAAGAACGAACGCGCAAACACCGTTATCTTCAGATCAAAACGAAAGATCGTTGTGATATATACGATTCTCAACTTTTTAGTTTGGGATTGAGGCCGTTCAAGGAGACACGACCAATCAATGTAGTCATCTCTTTTTTGAATACTCTTTTTACCAAAGAAAAGAAATCCGAGACAGAAACTGCTCTCTCAGACAAGAAATCACCCGAGACCAATCCAGTGTTTTTGCTATACTTCATGTATATTGCGCTTCTGGACAAAAATCTTGCTCGTTCGAAAAAAGTTCCTACATTTAATAAACTGAAAAGTATTATGCTGTATGGAGAAACCAAGATCGAAGTCTGGGAAACCATCCTACTCACATTCTTAAATGAGACTCCGAGGGTCCAAGGTTTCCCTTGGACGGAGGAGGAAAAAGATGTTTGGAAGTTGGTTCTTTTTTTTGTATCTGAACAGTTTGGTGGATCTGAACAGTTTGGTGTATCTGAACAGTTTGGATCTTCGTGTATTGAAAAATATTATTTTAGGTTTAATGATGAAAAACGCAGAGCTCAACTTTCTCCTCTTATTCATCAATTGGGTTTGAAATCGTTTAAGGAATCCGCAACATCAATCCCTGTGAATCCATGTGCGAAGAAGTATCAAACTGTCATGTGTAAAATCTGCGAGTTTCATGGCGACCCAGAGAACTCTTCAAAAACGTGCGGTTGTTGTTATGAATGCAATTCAAGAGATGCAGTCTGCAAGAGATGTCGCATATGCGGACAGCATGATTCAACAAAATGCAGTTGTTGTCCAATCTGCAAAACCAGTGCAGAATATTGTCGAAAGTGTCCAGAATGCAATGAGCATGAATGTTCTTGCTAATTTTAAGCAATTATTGACGAATTTTAAATTCATCAATATTATAAAATTTATCATATTTCCTTAAATTCAATTCTATTATCATTTTCATTCATATATTTGTAATATATCGCTTTCTTTTTTATTTTGATGTAATCTTTCATACTATGAATTATTATCTTATTCGCAGTATTTACTGTAATCATTTTTTTAATATCATTAAATTTAATTGATAATTTCGTTGACTTTCCTTTTTTACCACCAATCCAATAACTACGACTTTTATCTCGACTTACATATACAAATATCTTATCTTTTGATATAGATATATTACACCATGCGTTTCTACTGGTTTGTAAATCGCTTTTATAATATATATCTGCTTTACTATTATTTAACTTTATCTCAAACATTCGCTATTATATTTATATAGATATAATATTTTATATACATCTTTTATATATTTGGAAAAATATCCAGAAACAATAACTATTTGGAAAAATATCCGGAAAAAGAGCCTGTTTGGAAAAATATCCAGAAACAATAACTATTTGGGGGTTCGCACCTTTACCCGCGTATAGCGGGAAAAAGGGGCGGGTTATTCGTTCTCCGCATACAAGCAATAAATATCCAATCTACCCGTCCGGCCCAGCCGTTGCGCCCGTCCAACAACCTGATTCATATTATCCTGCGACATTTTGTGCATGATAATAACAACATCCGTTTTTTCCAAGTTCAACCCGCTTCCGCAGTAGGTCGCATTCAAGAACAAGCTCCGGATATCTCCCCGATTATATTGTTCAATTAGGTTCGTAATATGACCGATCGAACCCTTTAACGGGTATAAATCGGAGCGCCCACCATTCCGGAAAGCATCCCCAAGCTGTGAGACATTTCCCTCAAATTCCGAAAAAATGAGAATCCTCTTAGTCGGTTCAATCTGCGTCCGCAATAAATGCTCCAAGTTCTCGATTTTAGTATGTTCAACCGAAACCCATTCAGTGGGCTCTTTCTTCTTAGGGATTTTGTCGCCCTTAAATTCACCAACATACAGCAATTTCTTCAAATCGAGCGGGGCCCTACACAATGGACAAACAATCGGTAAATGATTCTTTTCCTGATGTGAATAATGGGCCGTAATACTCTCCAAGTCGAACTTGTTATTACAGCAACCGGTAATGACCGGTTTCATAATATCAATGTGCATAATGGGGTCAATATCGCATTCATTAATGCGCTTCCGAACATCCATAATCTTATCATTAATCTTGTCAATCTTCTCTTGCGACTTCGCGATGGATTCCTCTTTCATTTGTTCCGTCGCGTAAATCATTATTTTCTTCGTCTCGTGAATCATCCGAGCATTATCCAAATCATTCTGTAAATTCTTACATAAAACTTGGATAATATTGCTTTCTGAAACAGTCGGTATTCCGAGTGTAGAGATAACTCCCTCGACGTCTTCCGCCAAAAGCATATTCCGAACTTCTTCCGTAATAATCCCCGAAAATATATTCAATAGGCGCGATGTCTTACAACGAATTGTGATTGTATTTGGACTTTCTAACTGGATACTAGAATCAATATATTCATCATTATTTCTGATGACATTGTGATTTAACGATGAGTAGTAAGACCAAGTATTAATATAATCCTTAATGAATCCATTGTTAGAATGACGGAATAAATCATTAAGAGAAGATGAAATGAACCAGACAAAGTTCGCCTGTAATTTCATTGAGTTCGGGATGTTAATCGCATGAACTTCATCAACGAATATGCGACTAACGTTTTTCTTAATTGAATTAATCCATTCTAATGCAAAAATATTCCAAAATTTATTTGTTACCAAATATACAACATTTTCTGTAATATCTTCAAAGAATTGTCTTTTCTTAGAATCATCGGTTTCATCCTTGTATTTCATGATTCTCTCTCGAAAAAAATGGTAATCTTTTGATGAGTGAATGATAAAATATCGGATATTTGTATATTTCGATATATAACCGCTCCATTGCGATAGCAAATTATGTGGAATAAGAATAATATTCGCGCCCACTGTATTTGATGCCGTGTTTATTTTTCGGAATGAAGAATGGGTAATCAGACCACTTCCGTATCCGTTCGAAACTCGCCTGTAATTGATGACTGGTTTTTTCATTATCATTGCTAATACAACGAATGATTTACCGGACCCCACTTTACAAGCCAATATCCCGAATGTTGAAAAATAGTAGGTCTCATTGATGAGTATCCCCTCATTACTTTCAATCATGAGACAGTGATAAAGAGCGGTCTTTTGATGATTCATTAAGTCAATTTTCAATCCATCTACATTGCTTTCTTTGGGATGAGTATCGTCCAAATTTTTTAAATCATAGGGGACCTCTTGACTATTATCTAAATTAAATGATTCCATTTTGTTATTATATAATAAACTCCTATTTTTAAATTCATTTTTTATAATCATATTCGTATTTATTCTGATAAAATCTAATACCAATATTCGGTTCCATTGTAATCGCAACAGGCACCTTTGGTTGCGAGGTCCCGCTTCATTTGTTGAATCATTTTCCTATGACAATCCGAACACATCACATTCGTTTGTTGAGGTTTATGGCACTTGTAGCAATAGTTGCATTCAGTTGTTGATTCCATTTTGTTTATACATATAATTTTATTTTTATATTTATTTCAATTTTTATCTTCAATTATAATTATGAGTCAGAAAAATGAAGCCGTAAAAAATATTGTTGCTGGGAGCGTCGCCGGAATAGCAGAAGCAGTCGCCACATGGCCATCTGAGAACTTAAAAACACAGATGCAGTTCAAAGGGAACCACCTCAACATGAAAAATACTGCGTTTGAAATTTATAAAAAGGATGGGTTCTTTGGATTTTACAGGGGGCTAACTCCGGTCCTTTTTTTTAATATCCCCAAGGTCGCAAGTCGCTTTTATGCGTATAATATATTTTCCAAGCACTTACAAGAGAAATCTTTTCATAAAGACGCAGTTTCTATTATGTCTGGATTATTCGCGGGTTTTGTCGAATCTACTCTAATTACTGTCCCATCGGAAACAATCAAAACCAAAATGATTCGATTCCCGCATATGAAAACTATGGATGTTGTTCGAGAAAACGGAATCCGAGGTCTCTATTTAGGCTACTTTCCGACTCTATATAGACAGTCATTGAATCAGGCGAGTCGATTCTATTTTTTCAACAAATACAAGGATTATATATCAAGTCGGGAAAAATTTACGAATACACACTCATTTTGGGGAGGAGTTGGGGCCGGTATTTTTTCAGTTATTATCTCATCTCCGATGGACGTCCTAAAAACACAAATGCAGGAAGAATCCGCGAAACAGAAAAGTAGTATGGTCCAACTTTCGAAAACAATATACAATTCTTATGGAGTTCTCGGATTTTGGAGGGGGAGCTTGGCGCGATTGACGAGGGTCGCCCCCGGACAGGGAATCATGTTCCTGACGTTCGACTACATAAGCAAACTATTCTAATTATAAAAATCAAAGCGTTTGTTTAGATAAAATATCGTTATATCTATCTAAAATAACGTGGATCCTTTGAATCATCTTTTTTTTGATTTGTCTCAGAATCAATCAATTTTTCCAGCATTGAATAGATCCGTATTGTCATTGGATCATTGAAATTACCAAGTAGTGGTTGATACAATAACTGATCGACTTCAATGTTGTCAAATGTCTTCCCAATCAGGTCTGGATAAGAAAGTATTCCACCTGTAAAAATCAATTCAGAGTTTCCTTGCGGATCAGTAAAATTAAAACGGATACCGTCAGTTGTAGAGACTCTATATGAGACAGAATCGTAGATTTCCTGTTTGCTTTTATCAACCCGCTTCCATTTTTTGTTATATGAAGCTCTTGAACTCAGTCTTTTATAGCTAGGTTCTCCATATACCAATATATCGTCTGGTTTTGCAATTGCCAAGATTACTACAATCCCATCAAGAATCACATAAACGATTACATTCCATCTGGAAAGATTCCGTTGGTGTCTTAACTCCATTATCCGTTTTTTCGCATCCTGAATGAGTTCATTTGATTGTTGTTCCCTTCTTTGAAGCATTCTGACGTAGTCTGCGTTTGGTTTAACCATTTTGTCGTTAAATAACTGATTTTTGAGTCAATATTACCATCAATTTTTATAAATAATTTGTGGGATTCCCACAAATTAAAACCTCATAACATACGGAAAATATCCTTTTTCAAGAAGTTTTGGATTTTTCCTTACGTAGTCTGCGTCGGCTTCAATCAACATGTTCAATTCAGCATGAAACTTCGCAGTTTCAGCATCAAACGAACCTTTGAATGGATCATACCAGAATTGGTCAAATTCGACACCAGAAACTGACGTTCCAGCAAGACTTTCATAATGAATCAAACTTTCGAATGAAATAATTGTTGTTCCATTATTGTCAATTATATCGAAATTGAAACCGTCAGCTGTTGAAACAGTATATGTGCATGGACACTTTGTTTCCAACCTTTTTCCTTTTAAGGAGTATGAGGCCTTCATAAAGAATTGTTTGTATTCAGGAAAACCATATGTAATGTGGTGTTTCATTCTAACTGAATAATTAGACTTCATCAATGATGGATCGACAATCGTCAAAATTACTATTTTACCGCCAATTTCAGCATAAATGAGGACCATCTTCTTTTTCAGGTTCGCTGATTGTTGAAGTCGCAATTCTTCTTGTGCTTTTGCCAACTCTTGGCATTTTCTTCTATTTTCATCTCGTCTCGTATTACAAGCATCAATTGATGCCTGAATACATGCTTTTTCAGCCTTAATTATAAATAATTTACATCATCTGACCGCGCCAAATGATTACTGCATTGAAACAAGTATATCCAGAGCTTTCTGAATATCGCGACAATATGCCTGTAAAACATTGACAATGTCGCACGGTTTCAGCTTTTCATCCGCGAACCGCGACGAATTTTCATCCCATAATCGCTCAAATTCAGAATGATAATTCGCGCCCGAGTGATGCTGGTCATAGCATTCATACCAGTGTGATATGATGTCCCGAACGATTGAAACGGACGCCCGTTTGAAGTCAATTCGGATGTCGATACGCCCCGGACGGAGCGCGGCCGGATCTATTTTCTCAACGTGGTTCGTCGAAGCAATAAATATCCGCCCATCCGCGTTCGAAATTCCGTCCAGTATATTCAACAAATAGCTCAGCGTTATTTCGCGACCGGACTTAGCTTTTGGACCCATCGGATTCTCCGACGCGGTCGTAATCGCCATCATGATTGCTTTCGCCTCCTCTGACTTGAATGAATTGAACTGGTTAGTCAAATCCTTCTTCGGTTCTTCCGCTGTCCTCTTTTTGATTACATCAAAGTTCATACAGTCAATGTCCTCCGCAACGAGAATAACGTCCTCTGGACCCATCCCCCGATTGTCGTATTCGACGCAATTGAAGCAACCCTCCAAATCATCGATATCTCCCATCCGGGTGAATTGGACGTCTTTGATACTCCGCTTGAAGAAGTTCGCAATGGCGCGAATGAGGCTCGTCTTTCCACAGCCCGGCTCTCCTGTCAGAAGAATTCCTATCTTCCAAGGCTTCCCCAACATTTTATAGAACTCGCGCTCTTTCATGAAATCGGACAACCTTTGAAGAACATCGGCTTTCCCTTCGAAAAAAATATTGTCGAAAGTTGTCGAAGATTTATAGACATTGACCTTCCAATTGAGTAATTTTGAGTCAGAATTAATTCCATCGAACTGAAAAATATACTTGTGTTCGGACATCATCCGCTTCTGATTCTTTTCGTATTCATCAGTGATTTGCTCAACGTATTTGTGTAATTCGCTACAAGACAGTTTCGATGATTTGATTTGAATATTATATTCTTGCTTCTTCATTGCGGTCGTTTTGTTCTTTTCTCCACTTTCGACATTGTCATTGAATGACTCAATCTCGCAGTAAATATTAGTACCAATCTCAAACATTCCATTTTGATTAACAATAAATGAAAACTCGTCTTTTTTAGTGATAGTGTTGTCATCATTAAAACGCGTTGTATCTCGAATTTGTAATTCCTCAATTTGTCGAATTTGATTCTTTCCTGTATTGTTATTAAGGGACACTATCATTTTGTCTAAAATGGCGCGAAAACGCATACTGAAATCGCATCGTGAGCGCATATATTTCATTTCGAGATACCTGCTTCCAGAAATAGATATCGTATTCCATTTTTTGAAAATGTGGCGAATTTTTGTGAAATTGATTCGAAGATTGAATGATCCAATGTTGGACATCAATTTTGCGACCAATGTTGAAATCAATGTAATAAAAATCATTTGGATAACACTATCCAACACTGGATTGTCTGTTTTAAATTTGGACAATACATTGTATTGTAGTGTCGTTTTAAGAGCTTCTCTTGATTCATCCATACCTATAAACATTTTGTTAAGCATTAATATACTACAATTTTTATATTCAATTTTTACAAAAATTGATCGTAATCCTATTCAAAAATAATGATTATTTAACTTTTCAAGATGCCACGCACCAAGGAAACACCAATAAAAAAAAGAACACGAAGTTCTGTCTATTTGAAAACAAACCGAAACAAATGTCTCGATAATATAATTGAGGCCAGAAATATTCTATCTCTTTTGTCCTCTGGGAAAATAACCCGCGATGAAGCATTGAGACTTTTAGGAAGTCTTTCAATGTTTTTGATGAATACTCATTCGCGGATTACAAATCCATTGATTCCGATTGAGCCTTTATTGAATGAATTGAAGATTCATCTTATCATTGCGCAAATGAATTTTTCGAACATCAGAACTTGCGTTCAAGTAATCAACGTAATGGAGTTCAACATCGAGACATTTGATGGAATGAGTCGTTCTGCTTTTGAATTGCTTCAACACTGTTCAACAATTGAAAGTCTCATTACGCAAATCGAGTCATCATTTCGAATGATTCGCATGATTCTTGAACAAATTCCACCGGAATCACGTCAGATATTGGTCTCATCGATAACAATTTTTCGAAAAACATTCGACCAATTTGTTAATGAATTTTCTCAAAAGAACGAAGAACTTTTGAAGTTTCTGAATTTAGCGAAGGAACATATTGAATTGATGATTCGCCATTCAGAATCAGCATCTACATTGGAATTGAAGATTCAAGAAGTTGCTAAATCTCTATTGACTGCTTTATCAAATAAGATATTAATAGACAGTTTTCTGAGCAGTCTTAAAAATAAACTGACGATAAATCAAACACAGACTACTGTTCTAACTGATTCAATGAAACGTCTAGTTGAAGAATATGTCCGGACCCAACATGAGAGGCAAATTGAATGTCCGACTCCGGATATTGACTCAATACTTAGAGCAATGTCATCGATTTCTCCACAATTTGAGCTCTACCGCCAATCTGACGACTCTCCAATTGCGAGAACATATGAACAGAACCTGTTTGATGCGCGAATGAAGAAAGGTCTTGATATGATTCATACAATGATTTTGAAGAAAAATACACAAGGCATTCGCAAAGTCTGCGCATATCTTACAGTTTTGCTCAAACGTTGCTATGAATGTTTGCCTTAAAATCCAAGTGATGGATTTTTATAAATGTTGAATGAAATACTACTTTATAACTTTCCGCATTTTAATAATATATAAAGTATGATACGATTTTATCAAGATTTCACAATTATTTTATTTAAGCACATTCTCATGCTTATATCTCTTATAAAAAAAAACCTTAAATTTTGGATTATATTTAATAATATCTGATTTTGTATATGTTTTTTTTTTATCAGATTTATTTTTATTACAATCTTTTATTATTTTTTTCATAATATTTATTACAGATTCATCTTCTTTATATAATTTTACCATTTTTTTATATCCCGCAAGGTATGAATATTTATGAAGTTTATAATCAGGATTCGTAATTTGTTTATATTCTCTTACTATACTTGAAAGATGATTTGATATGTTACGATTATACCATGCCGCCATGAAATCAGTTACACCTTCCGACCACAAGTCATAATTAATTACAAATGGAATAAAAAAATGAAACATTTCGTGTGTTATTATATGACCAAAAAATTTTGCGAGTATATTAAATGTTTGTAATTTTTTAGGATATCCAAATAATTGTAATTTCATTTCATAAATATCAGAATTAATATCACCTGAGTAAATCTCGCTAGTACCACCCCACCCCTGTGATTTTTTCGGATTCATTTCCATTGTTATTTTTATTTTTTTAGGACTATATTTTATGTTAAATATTTTTTTCATATTATAATACATATTTTTAATATATAATTCATATTCTTTTTTTGTAATAATACAATCAAATTTACCAATATATCTAAACTGAAACATCTATTACATAATATAACAATATATTTTTATAAATTTTGAATGAAATACTGCTTTATAACTTTCCGCATTTTTATTATATCAACGACTTCGCGAATCGGCTTCTTGTAATGGTCCTCCAACTGTTTGACAATATCATCAATCATTTCAACAATCGGCGATAGCCAAACCACAATCATTTCCTCATCGAACTTGGACTCACGCATGTATTCCTCCATATAAAATTTGAGTTCCACCTGATAATTCAGCGAATCCGACGGGATGCGCTCTTTATGAAGCTTATTCTTTATCTGCTTAATTTTCGCAAGAATCGTATCGTTGAGTGATGGGGAATAAACGATGTCTTTGTAGAAACCGGCCAAACTCGAAATATACGCCTCTATCCTCCCAGTAAAGCAGACCTTCTTCGATTTCTGAATTTCATCCTCTAATACAAATACGAGGTCATTTCCATAAACAATTACACGATTGTGAATATATGGGAATAACTCGCAAAATTTATAGCACTTTCCTCCGACAGTCAGTTCTTCATCAATGAACTCTCGCAATATATCAATTGTATCCTCAATCTTAAAAGTTTCTTTCAATACATTACAGCATTCATCGAATGAAATCGCCGGAAGCTCATCAGTTTGAATAATTGTTTCAATACATTTCAATATATCACCCCTTATTTTAATATCGTGAGCGTTTTGGGCGTCATCATAGACCGATTTCATCTCATCGCCCGTCTGCGAATAAATCTCCTTCAAGTTAATCTCTTTCTCGACGTGTGTTTTATGGAACTGATTATCTATCCATCGAAGGGCATCGAATGATATTTCTACCGTGTCATTCCCCTCATAATTCAACTTTTTTAACTCATTACAACCCATGACTGTATCACATAGGGACTCCAACACATTATGGCTAACGTCCAGCTCCACAAGAGATGCCGGATAATTGGTAATCGTTTTTAGTTTATTATTGCTAACATCCAGCTCTTTCAAATTGGGCGGTAGCTCCGGAATCTCTTCTAAACGATTGTCCATCAATCGGATGACCTCTATATTCGCGGGAAATACATGCCCTGTTATTTCTTTGAGCTGGTTCCCTGATAAATCTAAGAAGCGCAAGTTGTCTTTTAAGCGGTCAAACCGGAAGTAGTAAATGTGGTTATATGACAGGTTCAATTTTTCTAAATTGGGTAATTCTTGGTCGAACCACTTAATTGTATTAGATGATGCGTTCAATATTTTGAGTGTTTCCGGAAGTTTGGGGATGTATTTAACGGTATTATTAGAAACATTCAGCGCAATTAGTTGCTTAGGTATATTATCAGAAATGAAATCGAGTTTATTAAAAGAGGCGTTAAATATTTTGAGGTCAGCGGGTAGGGAATAATCGTGGCTCGACCCTTTATAAAAAGCGTATATTGAATTATAACTCATATCAAAATAATTGATTGTGTCGGGAAGTGTAAATATATTTGTATTAAAATCCTCATCTATCCAAGACAACTCGGACAGATTACAGTATTTAAAATTGACGATTACGTGATTGGGTTTTATAACGGCCGGATTCGGTAAAAAATTATCATATAATTTAAATGTGTATTCTTTCATTTATAAATATAATATTATTATATACTAATTAGAACGAATGGACGTAAATATTATTTGGAAAATTTTACTCATTCTACAACCATTCGCGGGAACATTTATTGTAAATGCACTGGGGGGTAATCTTTCGGAAAAGAACCGGCTATGGTACAGCAAATTGAAACAATCACCTCTAACTCCTCCACCAATCGTTTTTCCTATTGCTTGGACAATTTTATATTTACTGATTGGTCTATCAGCATTCTTTTATTTAGAGCATCCGACATTCCTGACTCAATATTTTGGTCCATATGAGGTCCAATTGCTACTTAACTTTTTGTGGTCTGTCATCTTTTTCAAATTACAGAAGCCACTTATCGCACTCATCATAAATTTTATCATGATTGGACTAACCGCTTATTTGTTGTGGCTCAGTTGGAAAAACTCACAAATCTCATTTTGGTTGCTTGTTCCATACGCTCTATGGATAACATTCGCATTTTATCTAAATTTCTATATTGTTATAAAGTCAAAAACACGTTAGTGTTTTCAGATTCTCTCAAAATTTTGCGAACAAATCTCAATTACATTCCGGTTGTATTCCTCGCGATTTGATGTATATTTTCTTCCAGCTTCTCCATTGAGGGGACTCGCCGGATTTGGGTCATTCAGGAGACTGCTTATACTAAGCAACACTGATGACAATTTGAGAGCAGGAGTCCAATTTGATTGAAGTATGTCCAAGCATATATTTCCGGCTGTTCCAACATTTGGATGCCAAATGTTTGATGTAAAAGAAACTTGCGGTGCAGAAAAAGGATAGTTATCAGGTAATGTGATGTTAAGAGACAACTTAAATCCGTGATACGGAGTTCCTTCTGGTCCAAATATGATGGCCCACCAGATTCGGTTATTTGATGGGTCTTTAAGACCCCATTGAATGCTTGGATTCTGGTTCATTCCAGCATCTTTCAGTTCTTGTTGAATACGTCTATCTGTATTAGCCATTTTTAGTTATGAAAAACAATTTCTTAATTTATTTCAATTTTTTCACAATTCTACCAATCGTCCCATCTTCCAAGCGAACTTTGTGTCCGCGCGAATGATATTTCTTCTTAGTTAGAACGTCTTTTATAATTCCTACCTTCGTAATTTTGCTTTTATATGGTTTTATGATTATTTCTACTTTATCTCCTTTTTTAGGAAGCGGTATCTGAGTTTTTGGAATAGATTTTCCTCCATTTTTCGGCTTCCCGTCCATATTACATATAGAGACCATTATTTTGAAAATAGAGCTTTAATAATTGAATATACTTCTTTTTCATTTTATCAATGTTCAATTTATTCTCTTTAACTTCGAAATACTTGCGAAATTGAACAATATTGGGTATATGTTCTTCCCTAATCTCGACATCTTTATATCGGATTAATTGTAATGCTTCCGGAGGTAAGCTATTCACATTCAATGGATTAAGAAGAAGATGATATAAATATTCACCGTATGCATATGAAAAAATACAATCATCTAAACTTTTCTGAATAACAGCATGACCAACTAAATAAGACGGTTTTTTATCAATTGCTTCAAAAATATGAGCGTCCTCATTGGATTTTAGATGGAAGAGAAGCATTTTACCAAAGTTCGCAATTAAAACAGTTAAGACATACCACACTGGTTTTTTATCTTTAAAAGCCTCCTCTGCGAATAAAAATATGTTATTTAGGTCGGGGTCCTGACTATCAAATATTTCACTAAATTCAATAAAAAATTTCGGTTTGTTAAATCGTTGTCTCATTTCTAAAACGAAATTTAATGATTGTTTCTCATTATTCATAATTATAAAAATATTATTATAATTATATCATGCCGTGCAGTTGTGGAGGAATGCGTCGCTCAGGTTTAGCCCCGAGCAATGTAGCAATTAGACAAATTCAATCAAAACAAACACCAAATGTTCAACAGTATTACTCACCACCGGCTCCTGCTCAGAGACCTACACAACCCCAGCCTCAAACACAACAACCAGCCCCATTTCAATCAAATCGCCCGAACTTTTCTGGAAATTTACCTCGTCGTAGATAATTACTCTTTTTCATACTTTAAAGTAATATCAGATACTTTATTCTTTCTATTAGTTAAAAATCCACACAAAACCCGATTAGTTCCTGTTAGCCGGATTCGCCCTTCCCAATATACACCCTCTTTAATAAAAAGTTGTGAGTGTTTAAGAAAATCTTTCATTCCGGGAATACTTGCGATAATTCCTAAATCGGCCAACTGATTAAGTAGAACTTTAATTTCGGTTCGTCTCTCATCTTCCGTTTTAAAATAGTCTGGTTTAACTTCTAAATGTTTCCTCTTCTTTTTTTGAACAGGTTCTTCTTTTGTTGGAGCCGGTTCTTCCTTTTCATTTTCTATGACAACATAATCTTCTGTATCACTCATAATTATATAATTATACATTCTTTTTATGCGTATTTTACGATATAAAATAATATTAATATTAAATTATGTCAGTCGCAATAGAAGAAATCGAAAACTTTATTATTTGTGATGACGTTGATTTTGAAATAATTAAATATGTTGATAACGTCATGAAATATGATGAACAGATGCAGAAAGATATATTACATCAAATTGTAAAACATGCAGTCGAATATCGGTATAAAAAAGAAACACTGGAAAAACAATTAGAAGAAGAAAAACAGAAGTATAATACGGTTTATGATACGAATGTTATTCTCGTAAATCAACTCAAATGCACAGAAAGAACGAATAATACTTTATCTGGCTTCAATCAGTCAATTATTCAAGAAAAACAGAAAAAAAGAGATTTCATTAAGAAAGTAATGAAATATGGATTTTTATTAGGTTCCGTGGCCGGAGTTGCTGGATATTATTATGTATCTAAAAAGTCATAATCCCAATCGTTTGCGCGATAGAGTCCATTATTCTGTATTTTTTGCTCCTGATAATGACCAATAAAACCGATTGTTCTTGCTAAAATGAAGAACCCATTCAGAACATGAACTTTGGATATATCCACTTTATAATATAATAGCAAATCTATTAAACAGGCCCCGATTGCGCCATCTACATTTAATATTAGATTCGACTTCTTTTCTAATGTTATTCGCTCAACTTCTGTCGCATATCGGAGAACATTCGATTCCGGAAACGAAGATTCCACGTATTTTTTAATTACTTCTACGCGGCGGTCGGGATTGAATTTTGACTTTATACGATGACCAATTCCCATAATATATTTACCAGACGTTTTCATTCTTTCAACAAAATCAGTGGGTTTCTCTTTTGATTTGTAGGCTTCATAGAAATCCTTTCCGGCGTCCTCAATCGCGCCACCGAATCGGGGTCCAATTGTCAGGATTCCCGATGCGACGGATTCCGTTATATTTTTTCCTGCTCTTGCGGTTATTATTGTGGTTTGCGCCCCACTTACGGCGGGGCCGTGGTCCGCCATAATTGCCAATATTTTTTCGATGAATTTGGAGGCCCAATTATCGAGGCGAATATTTAGCCAGATGAGGCCAATCGTATATCCAAGAGAATTGTCTTTCTCTATGATTTGGTCAATGGGGTCCGACCGGTATTTCAGGTCATTGCGCTCATCAGTTATTCCAGAACTAAAATTGGGGACATTTCGGACGAGTCCATTGGCGATTGCTTCTGATAAATCGACGGGGACTATCCGGCCATCGGTCTTATTAATTTGTCGCTTATATTTCTGGATATAGTTTCCAATTTTCTCAAATGTTTCAGGAACAATGAAGCCCGACTTTCTCATAAAGTAGTTCTTATAAGAAGCATCTTCATATGTGGAAAGCGACGATGACCCAGCGTGTCCAAACTCGATTTTCTTCTCAAATTTGTCATTGCTCGTCCCGCTACACCACGCGATGACCGGCTTTGTTTGATGAATACTGGTCGCCTCCAATTCCTCAATACCACCCGACTCCCCAACCATAATAATGACACGTATCTTATCATCAGCCATATAATAATTGACTAAATCTATGAAACGAACTCCGTGATAACGGTCCCCACCAATGGAGACAGCCTCCCCAACAACGAGCCCGAGCCTCTCAACATAATTAATCATCTCATTGAGCAAACCACCGGACTTCGTTATAATTGCGACGTAGCCCTCCGTAGCTAAATTACAGCGTTGAATATTGTCCATAAGACCACCCACACTTCCAACGCGTCGCCCATTAATTCCTGATTTAATCGCCCCCACTGATGAAGGTCCTAATAGGGTTTTACCACGGATTCGCAAATAGTCGGCTAATTCAAGAGTGGTCGCCTCAGGTAGGCCCTCCGCAATAATATAGAACATTCCGACGGAGGGGATATCAGCGAATTTCTTAGTAGCCTGAACGCAACTACGAATCGATAAATAATTATATACGGCGACTGTGCGCTGTTCTGGAATTGTGATTGCACTTATGTTCGACGTAATAAGGATTTTTATTTTCTGGCGCCCCCAGAAGTAGTTTTTATAAGTGTCTTTTTTGCTGTATGGGTCATATACGCCCAATACGGACCCTTTTTCTTTCCCGATATAATAATCGTAATCAAGAATTCGCTGTATAAATGTAGCATTATGACCGATGAAGATTATATAATCATTCCAG